TATTCTTTTTACAGTGATACAGACTCTTGTTATGTAACTTGTAAGAACATGGTAGACAACTTCTTCCCTGATAAAGATACAGATAAGGTTGTAGAACTTCTTGATAAGATAGGCACAGACAAAATAGAACCTGCCATTGATAATGCAATGATTAAACTTGCTAATTACACTAATGCCTTTGAGAAAAAGATATTCTTCAAGCGTGAGGTTATCGCAGACAAAGGTGTGTTTGTGGCAAAGAAAAGATATGCCTTAAATGTATTAGATGACGAAGGACTAAGACTAAAAGATCCTAAACTAAAGGTTATGGGTTTAGAAATTGTAAGGTCCTCGACGCCAGGTCCTGTTCGAGATAGTTTGAAAGAGGCAGTTCGCCTTGTACTTACTTCCGAAGAAGAAAAGTTACATGACTTTATCGAGAAAACAAAGTCGGACTTTAAGAGTATGGAACCTGAGGCGATTGCCTTTCCTAGAGGGTGTAACAACTTGCAGAAGTATTATTCATCTGCAGATATTTACACTAAAGGCACACCTATACATGTTCGAGGTAGTTTACTTTACAATAATCTAATTAAGAAACATGATGTGGGTCTTAAGTATGAGAAGATCCAAGAAGGTGATAAGATTAAATTTTTGTATTTGAAAGAACCTAACACAATTGGCGAGAACACAATCGCCTTTACAACTAAACTTCCTGAGGAATTTAAGGTACATCCTTATGTGGATTATGATACAATCTTTGAGAAGGCATTTATTGAGCCTTTAAAGAACATTCTTAATCCTATTGGGTGGAACACAGAGCCTCAGGCAACACTGGAGGATTTATTCTCATGATGTACGCTACAGGATTGATATATTTTCTATTTTTAGGCCTTATTAATATTGCAATATATTGGGCAATTGCTGAGGGTTTTGAAAATAATTTTTGGAAAGAGGATGAGGACATTTAACGAAAATACATATAGACCTTTGCCTAGTAATCTTACAATAAAAGAAAGTAAGATAGATGGATTGGGTTTACACTCAACAGAATATATACAGGCAGGAACAGATTTAGGTGAGACTCATGTGATGGTTCACACCTCAGAAAGATTAGAGTGGGTAAGAACCCCCTTAGGTGGTTTCATAAACCACAGTAATACTCCTAATTGTTACATAGCAACAGACAAAGGAGACAGGAGATTACATACAATTATTCCTGTACAAGAAGGTGAAGAATTAACAGTATACTATAGGTTCAAAGGCTATGATGGATCTACAGGTGATGATACAGAGGTAGAAATAAATGAAAACTAAAGACGAAAGAGATAGCCACTTCTTTTACAGTATATGGAAGAGTGGACTTAGATGTGCAGGTTGTGTATTTCCTTTAGCGGCAAATGAGCCCTGGGCATGGTATACATTTCTTGTACTATTTTTTGTAGCTGAAATTTTAGGAATCGTGGAGGAACTATGAGGCACGGTAAAAACTCTGCTTATGGCAGAAAAGAAAGGCGTGAACGAGCATTGGAGCGTTTGCAGAAATCAACATTCACACCCAAGAAATACAAGGACGGGAAAGAAAGGAATGAAAAGAACTGGACAAAGAAGAAGGAAGAACAAATCAAGATCCTTCGAGAACGAATTGGAATTCGGGAAGCATAAACAGAAGTTTCAACGAAAGAAACTTTTAGACCAGGAAAAAGAAATCGAGGAGCAATGGAAACAAATACAAGAGTTGCAATTATTGGATACGGATTCGTAGGAAAGGCTACTGCCAGACTACTAGGTTTGTTAGACGAGAAGTTTGACATACAGATCCACGATCCAGAAAAAGATTATGTTATAGAGGATTGGAAAGGTATTCAATACGCATTTATTTGTGTTCCAACTAACCTAAAGGACGATAAATTAGATGTGTCTATTATAGATAATATACTGTCTACTTTATATGTAGGCGTTATACCTGTAATTAGAAGCACTATAGGTCCTGATCAATGTATGACTTATGCTAAAAAAGGTTGTATTATTATGCCAGAGTTTTTGAGAGAAAAACATTGGAAAGAAGATGTTGACGATCCTCAGATTGATATTATCATTGGACACAGAAACCATGATGACTTTGTAGACTTAATGTCCCGTGGTCCTAAATTTGTAAAACCTGTTACGCCTATTGAGGCAAGTGCCATGAAACTTTTAAGAAATGCTGCACTAGCAGTTAAAGTAGGATTGGCAAATGAATTTAAAAATATATGTGATGGGTTAGATGTACCTTACGATAACTTACAGGATTTTTTAGAAGCAGATCCTAATTTAGGAGGCACGCATTGGTCTGTTCCAGGCCCTGATGGGAAGTATGGATTTGGTGGTACTTGTTTACCAAAAGATTTGACACATGCTTCTTCGCTGTGCTACAATGAGAATAATATAATGGAAGTGGCTTTGAAGGCCAACAAAAGTAGGAGAAATAATGAGTAGTTTACTTGATAAAATTAAGAAGAACACTACAATCCGAGAAACAGATATCTTAACAGAGTCTAAGTTTTTTAATGAAAAAGATTTGATTCAGACATCTGTTCCTGCTGTGAATGTAGCGTTGAGTGGGAAGTTAGATGGAGGATTGACTCCAGGTCTAACTGTTTTTGCAGGTCCTAGTAAGCACTTTAAGACAGCATTTGGTATGTTGTTGGCAAAGTCTTATTTAGACAAATATGATGATGGTGTAGTTTTATTCTATGATAGTGAGTTTGGTGCCCCTCAGTCTTATTTTGAAACATTTGATATTGACACAAGTAGAGTCGTACATAGTCCTATCTCAGATATTGAACAACTAAAGCATGATGTAATGCAACAGTTGAACAACTTCGAGAGAGGCGATCATGTTATGATTATTGTGGACTCTGTAGGTAACTTAGCTTCTAAGAAAGAAGTAGAAGATGCCTTAGAAGGTAAGAGTGTTGCAGATATGACAAGGGCGAAACAAATGAAGTCTTTGTTTAGAATGATTACTCCTCATCTAACAATTAAAGATATTCCTGCTATTGTTATTAACCATACTTACAAAGAGATTGGATTGTTTCCTAAAGATGTGGTTAGTGGTGGTACAGGTATTTACTATTCTGCAGATAATATTTTTATTATTGGCAGGAGACAACAAAAGGCAGGCACAGAAGTTACAGGTTATGAATTTGTAATTAATGTCGAGAAGTCTAGGTTTGTTAGAGAGAAGTCTAAGATCCCTGTAGAAGTTACATGGGAAGACGGTATTAGTAAATGGTCTGGATTATTGGATATGGGTCTAGCATCTGGACATGTAATTAAGCCTAGTAATGGTTGGTATCAGAGAGTTGATATGGATACAGGTGAAGCAGTAGACCCTAAAGTAAGAGCTAAAGATTTGAATAAAGACTTTTGGATTCCTATTTTATCAGATAAAAGATTTGGTGATTGGGTACAAAAACAATATACTGTAGGCTCTGTAGAGATGATGGCAGATGATATTTCAGAAGAAGACGTCCAAGCAGAATACGATAAAGTGTGATAGGTGTAACAAACCTATAAAACAAAAAGACAAAGCGTATTGTTTTCATAGTGATGATGGAGAGGTGTATATTTGTGCACCTTGTGTAGTAGAAGTTTATAATGAGTACAAGGAAAAAGTTTAATGCTTGATACTGTAATTTTAGTTAATCTAGTTAAGAACGAACAATATATTAGGAAAGTATTGCCTTTTATTAGGCCTGAATACTTTTCTGATGGCGATCATAAGTATGCGTTTGAACAGATTAAAAATTACATTGAGAAATATAATTCTCCTCCTACAGTCGAGGCAATGTCTATTGCATTTGACAGAGCTACAGATGAACAAAGAACACTATTAAAAACTATCTTTGAATATGAACAAGAGCCTCAGGAACTACAATGGCTCGTAGATGAGACAGAAAAGTTCTGTAAAGATAAGGCAGTATTTAATGCAGTCCTAGAAGGCATACAAATTATTGATGGTAAGAGTAAGGATAAAACTCCTGATGCTTTGCCTGAGATGTTGACGGAGGCATTACAAGTAGGTTTTGATACTAATGTAGGACATGACTTTATAGAAGATGCTGATAAACGATATGACTTCTACAACAGACTAGAAGAGAAGGTTCCTTTTGACTTAGACTTGTTTAACAAGATTACAGAAGGTGGTTTATCTAACAAGACATTAAACATTGCACTAGCAGGCACAGGTGTTGGTAAGTCCCTGTTTATGTGTCATATGGCGTCTGCTTGTATTGCTAATGGTAAAAGTGTACTCTATATTACATTAGAAATGGCAGAAGAAAGAATAGCAGAAAGAATAGATGCTAACATGATGAACATTCCTATTATGGATTTGAAAGACTTGTCTAAACCTATGTATCAGGATAGAATACAAACATTGAAAGACAAGTATGAAGGCAGATTGATTGTAAAAGAATATCCTACAGCATCTGCACATGCAGGACACTTTAAGGCTCTAATTAATGAACTTAAACTAAAAAGAAACTTTCATCCAGATATTATTTTTATAGACTATTTGAATATTTGTACAAGTAGTCGATTTAGGCCTGGTAGTAGTGCTAACTCTTATACAATTATTAAAAGTATTGCAGAAGAACTTAGAGGGTTGGCAGTAGAACAAGATGTTCCTATTTTTAGTGCTACACAGACAACAAGAGGTGGTTACAATTCTAGTGATGTAGATTTGACAGACACCTCAGAAAGTTTTGGTTTGCCTGCTACAGCAGACTTGATGTTTGCTATTATTAGTACAGAAGAACTAGAACAACTTGGACAGTTTATGATTAAACAGTTGAAAAACAGATACGCCGATCCTACAAGAAATAAAAGATTTATGATAGGTGTTGATAGAGCGAAGATGAAATTATATGACTTGGAAGATTCTGCACAACAAGCAATCACAGATTCAAACATCGATGTACCTGTATTTGACAGAGGACAGTCAGGAGACAAATATGACGACATTAAATTTTAATGATTTAGAATTTGAAGTATTAGATACTTTAGTAGCAAAAAGATTTTCTAAATTTCTTATGGATAATATCCATGAGAGTAAAGAGTTTTATTTTATGGGAGACTCCCAAGAAGACATTAAAGCAGAAATAGATAAAATTGTTTACATGTTAGGCAAAGAACCTACAAATGATTTGAATAAATTACATGAATACTTTGCAGATAATGAAGACGAACCTGAAATGTCCAGGTTAAATAATCTTATTCATTATTTAGAATTACAAGCAAATGGATTTCCGCCTAGATGGGGTTACATGTCAGGCAACGCAACAATGGAATTATTTCCAGAAGATTACCAGCATTTTACCTTAGAAAGAAATCCAGGTTGGTTATATGTAAATTATCCTCATGTAGGCAAACACTTTGCTGAGATTGCTTACTCAGATGATTTTGATATTAAAAAGAGCCAATACATTCCTCAGAATATATGCAGACCTAGTTTTCATATATGGTTGGGGCAAACTATTGGACAAATAGAAGTAGCATACTTTAGGCCTAGATTAGAAGAGGCTTATAGAAAGTTACAAAAACGACTAGACTTACCTAATTTAACAGATCCGTCTATGCGAATTGGATATATCCCCTTTGCCAAGCTCAAAGATAGTATAAATACTAATGAGCTTAGCAATTTGTTGTTAAAGGCAAAAAGCAAGTGCAACAATCAATGGGAGTTATTCGATGGCGGACGACAGTAATGTTACATTAAGTTTAGAAGAATACGAGGCGCTGAAAGCAGCAGCCGTGCCAGCAGAGGAACCAGCTCCAGCAGGAGACGGAAAACCTTGGTGGCAGGCACCTGATGAAAGGGGTTGGATTTGGATTGCACCTGAGTATTTTAGTAGATGGAGATTATTTCCTCGTGCTTTTATTAGCATGTATATCTACTTGTTATTCGAGGTTGTAACTTGGTTCATGGAACTACCTACACCAGGAGCTGAACAAGCAGGTCTAGTTAGTGTAATCGTAGGCGCAGGGGCTGCATGGTTTGGTTTGTATGTAAACAGTACGAGCACAGATCACAGTAAGGACTGATGCCACCGATTGAACTAAATGAATACTATGTAGAGTTCATAGGTTTCCTACTTACTCTCATAGTCGGGTTGTCTATACGGGACGCAGCAACATCTTTTGTTAAGGGTGCTAAGTTCCGTTTTAACCCAGCCTTCCAAGAAGGCGACAAGGTATTATTAGATGGTAATCCTGCCTTGATTGTAAAAATAGGATTATCAGAAACGGTATTTGGTGTATATGGAGACGAAGGATATACCTGGAGATATGTTCCTAACACCCGTATCGAGTTTTTGAAGTTAGAAAAAATTGTGGACCCTGACTTACATAGGGACACAGCACAGGAAAAGGCACAAAAATTGGTTGATGCTATTCAAGACGCTAACATAGAGAAAAACAAAAAGGAGATTGATAATTTAAAAAATGGAGAATAGTGATGCCCCCAAAATTCAAACCGAGCCACAAGGAATATATTAAAGGTCCAGACGGCAGACCAACCAAAAGAACAAGAATGAAACATTATTATGTTGGACAAACTTCAACACAAGATTTGATTGATGCCATAAATAATGGTAAGAAAAAACACAAACAAAAATTTATTAATGAATTAACAAGGCGTGGAGTGAAATTAGTATGGAAGACGAAAGACGAGATAGCGACGGAATAGGTATACAACCTGGAGCACTAAGAATATATGATGGTGCTATTAGTGAAGAATTTTGTAATGAACTTATTGAAATCTACAATCTAAATACAGACTCCTCAGAATACAATTATACAGAAAATCACAAAGACGAAGAAGTACACCAAAGACTGGTTGCTCATATAGGACAACTATACAAACATTACCTAGAAGATTTAGGCACAACTAATATGATTAAGGTATCTGGTTTTGAAGAGCTTAAGATCAAAAAGCTCTCAGAGTCAGATCTGCATATTGATGCCAACGATCATGAAAGTTCTATTCGTGCAGTATCCTTTTTGTTCTTCTTAGACAACAATTCAGGTAATACAGATTTCCCACTACAAAAAATGGGTGTCCATTCCCGCAAAGGAAGGGTAATTATACACCCAACTAGCTGGGAATACCCTAAAAAACAGCATAAATCCGAAGAAAATGAGGCATTTTTATTAGAAACTTTTCTACATTTCGCCTAAGTTACTGATATAACAGCAGAAAAGATTTCATAAAAAGGTTGACTTCTGGTTCCTCAGAGTGCATAATAGTAGCATAATTAGGAAAAAGGATAAGTTATATGATAAATGTTACCAAGAACCCAAAAATCGAAGTTAATGAAGTATGTGAACTTTCACAAGATTCATTTTATACCCGTAATCCAGAGGATGCTAATATCCCAGGAGCAATTGGACCTAACAGTCCAGAGTCGATTTTTGTAAAATCCATTGAAGTTATCAAGTATGAAGATACTGAAGATGGAGATACTTGGTACCATGCTAAAGTTGAACATGATGGTATCTGGGAAATTTACACAGATACAGCAGTAGGTCCATTCATTGATCTTAAACTTCAAGAGAATGGTTTTAACTTTAGTCATGTAGACTTTTCAGAACAAGGTATGCAAGACAACGGTTTAGCAGACTTAGATTTAGTAGCTTAATTAGGAGAACTTTATGAACTTTACCCAAGAACAATTAGACCTTCAGGCCCACATCAAAGCCGACAACGACGCATTTGTTGCCCGTTGCAAGGCAGAGGGTGCAACCGCCTGGGGTGTAACTGTTGACGACCCTGCTCATTGGGCAGAAATGGGTGTGTTCAATATTGATCAATATGAGAGGCAATCTCTCATTAGCTACATTTCCGACGCGCACAAGGATGCGCATGGGTTCCGTCCTAGACATTTTGACTATGAGTCTATGTCTATGGACGAGCTCAAGGCTCTTGCAGACAGAATCTCTGACGAGGTAGCAGAATCTATCAAGTTAGAAGAGGAGCGTGAGGCTTCAGCCTACCAGGCTTGGAAAACTCACCTTAGAGGTCTCATGGACATGGGTGCTAGTAATATCAAGCAAGCCCTTGTTTGGGACATGCAGGCAGAGAACGCAGATGAATATGACTTAGGTTATTACTGCTTTCTCAAAGGCATCAGCTATCGTAAAGAGAAGATGGTGTCTAGGATTTTAGGACTAGCAGCTTGATGCTTTTGGTCCTATTAAAGGTTGACTCTTGGTTAACAAGAGTCTATAATGTACTTAATAATATAGAAATGGAGAAACGCTGTTATGACTAATCAGTTATTTAAGTATGCAGGCTATAGCACTACTGAAACAGGCCAAACAAAGGCTAGGTTCGGTAATGACATGGTTTCACGCATTAAGAAACTTACGGCTAAAGGTAACCAAGATACTTGGTTTGCTGAATTGCCGGAAGCTATGACCAAGAAGCAAGCTTCTGAATTCTTACTTGAGAGGGAGGACATCAAGTCCAACTTTGATGTAAGGGACGCTTTGCAGAAGGTCGTATATCGTAATGTACCTAAGGGAACGACTCGTATCGTGAACGAAGGTGCTAATTCAAACGGCAATGGTGCCGACAACAATATGGAGAGCTAATATGGCAACTCGTAAAGTGAGCCAACAGCAGAAAGTTCTTAACTTCCTGACTACTGGCAAATCACTAAGCAATGCTGTGGCAACACACAAGCTTAGAGTAAATAGACTGCCTGCTAAGATTAATGTTCTTAGAGCTGCAGGTTATCCTATTTACACAAATACCAATTCTCAAGGTAACGCTACCTACAGAATGGGTACACCGAGCAGAGCAATGGTAGCAGCAGCTTTTAAAGCTGGCGTATCATTTAGCTAAGCTAAATTAAAGGAGGCCTTAAATGAAACATAAGAACCCTGAGGCCTCCTTATTCTTCCTCATAAGAAGTCAAACAAAGAGGAAACAAAAGAGGTTTGGTACACCGAAGTCGTCAGAGGCTAAAAGACCAACTATAAATATATGAGACTATGAAATGATATACAACCTCGGAGTAAAAAGATGTGCATGCACTGTTGTAAAAAGGCTCCAAGAATTTTTTGCTAGCGTAGCTCAGTTGGTAGAGCAGGGGTTTTGTAAACCTCAGGTCGTAAGTTCAAATCTTATCGCTAGCTCCAGACAACGAATAGGATAACAAATGGCAGATCAACTAACACTAGGTAAAGAACTAATCGAAGCTTTAGAACAACAATATAGAGGTAACATTGCCTCAGCTAGGGCTAATGTGAGAGTCTATTTAGAGAACCCTGCAGGGATTGGAGAACATCCTGATGTGGTTCAAGCCATCGATACACAAATTGCTGTTATTGCAGAGAATCAAGAGAAGTTAGAGATTCTAAACAGCAGAAGGTTCAACTTTACAGGCGACAAGTATCCTGTAGAATGATTGCTACCTTTGGAGACAACGAATTTAAGGCGACAGTAGAATACTGTGGCAACGACATGCACAAGGTTACTTACTCAGGACCAGGCATGGACGATTTTGAAAACTATATCTTTAATGAAGATAAAGAACGGGGTGAAAAGGACTCTATAGAAATGGCAGAAAAATTCGTTAGATCAAAGGAAGCAAAATATGGCAAATAATGTTTATTCTACAATTAAGTTTATAAAAGGTAATCCAGAGGCAGAAAGAGAATTCATCAGAGTCTTCAATTTCATAGAAGAATTTGAAGAAAGAAGCCTCGAATTTGCAGATTTCTTTAGAACAAATCAAGAGATTGTAGATCAAGAGTTCATGGAAACATGGGTTGGTCCTAGGCAAGCTATACTGACAAAGTTTATGGGAACAGAAGTAGAGGTAAAATCTCAATGGATATCTCCTCATGTATTCTTAGACAATCTTGTAGAACATTTAATGGACTTTGATACTGATGTTAAAGTAAGTATGTCATACGAAGATGAGTTCTTAAACTTTGCTGGTGTTTATGTTAATGAAAGAAACATAGAAGAGTCTGGTGGTTGGTTTAAGAAAAAGTTTGATCTTGAAGATCCTGATATAGATTTCTTAGATTATGTTGAAGAGTGTCAAGAAATGTGGGAACAGAATTTATGCGATTAGATTATAAACAATGTGGCAAAATAGGCATCACTTGTAGCACATTTGATTTGCTACATGCAGGACATGTTGTGATGTTAGAAGAAGCCAAACGACATTGTGATTATCTAATAGCAGCATTACAGGTAGATCCTAATGTGGATCGCCCTAACAAGAACAAACCTATCCAAAGTGTCGTAGAAAGACAAATACAACTAGCAGCGGTTAAGTTCGTTGATGAGATTGTAATGTACTCTACAGAAGCAGACTTGGAGGATTTGTTTCTAACATTACCTATAGATGTTAGAATACTAGGTGAAGAATATAGGAACAAGGAGTTTACGGCAAAGCAGATATGCTTAGATCGTAAAATTAAAATTGTTTATAATAAGAGAGATCATACCTTCAGTAGCACATCTCTCAGAAAGCGTATAGGAGTATACAATGAAAAAGACGACAGCAATTCGTAGGGTAGTAAACTGTCTTAATGCTGAGAAAAGAGCATTACACGGAGAGTTCAAAGCCTATTGGAAACATACAGCACAGGAAATTGCCTCTAAAAATGATATAGATATAGATAAAGTAAAAGGCAATTTGGAGTTATACAATGCAAGAACTGAAAGTAGTAGCATCCACTAGAATCTGGGAATCTAAAAATCCAGACAACGCAGATTTTCCTATGTGGCATCCTGTGGGTAGTGAGGAATATGTTATCGGATATATGAGTATTTCTGATGATGAAAGACCTGACTTAGAACAGATAGCAGAGTTCGTGAGAAAGTTTCATCACATGCTGGAAGGACAAACTTCTATAGGCAAGGTAGAAATATTCTCAGGATATGAAGTTTACCACAAGGACAGTTTAACGCATAATGAAGCCTTTCAATTACAAAATGGAGACACAATTGACTTCCCAGCAGAAGACATCACTGTACTCTCGGAGCAAGGCGAATCATAGACTAACAGTAGGCTATACTTACTTCGAGGAACCCGATAGACTTAGGAATCTATTGGATATATGGAAGACATGGCCTGCTAACTTGGATATCTTTTTGGTAGATGATGGTTCAACAGCATTTCCTGCCTTAGAAGTTATACAAGATTTTCATTTAGAAGACTGGCAACCTACTTTCCAACTCTGGAAATGTACAAGAAACCTAGGATTCAATTCCCATGGTTGTAGAAATCTCATAGCCAAGTATGCACAGACAGATGTTATTCAATTCATGGATATTGATATGCACATGCACGCACCTGAATTGGCAAGACTAAAGAAAATGGTTTGGGAGAAAGACTATATTGCACATCACATCTGTTATAGAACATATGATCAGAAGGTAGTAGCTGAACCAGGACATTTAAATGGTTTTGCTATACACAAAGAACTATATTGGAAAGCAGGTGGTTATGATGAGTCTTTTACAGGACATCATTGGGGAGATAGAGAGTTTTTAGATAGAATACATGCTTTACCTCACCACAAAATTAAGACAGGTTGTAGTCTTGTTTTAGATAGAAAGGGTAAACATGGGGTTGTTACAAATACAGTAGATAAAACAGAGTATGCCCCAGGTGATGAAAGACGATTTAAAGCACCTATAGGGCCTGACAAGATTAAAAAATTACGAGGAACAGTTAAAACAAGGCTGAACTTCCCTTTCATTAAACTAAAGGATTTATAAATACTGGTATGAGATTCAAGAACTTTTTGACAGAACAGACTGAAGAAGACAAGCTCAAGCATCTTGAGCATGTAGAAGATCATGTCATACATGCTGGTAAAGAAGGTTTTGGACACGCATTCCATACAATTAATGATGTACATAATCATCTACAAGGTAAAGGACAAGGACAAACAGCTACCACAATAAAATACGATGGAAGTCCTAGTGTTGTATTTGGGAAACACCCAGAGAATGGCAAGTTCTTTGTAGCATCCAAATCAGCATTCAATAAGAATCCTAAGATTAATCATACACACGAAGATATAGAAGCTAATCACGGACATGCTCCTGGACTTGTATCCAAATTAAAAGCAGCTTTAGATCACGCACATAAGATAGAGCCTGATGGTGTATATCAAGCAGACATTATGCACGGTCCTGG